GAGGTCACGTTACCAAAGAGGTTGCCTATAAGTGCGTTCGAGGCCTTCGTGTCGAACGAGGTCACGTTACCAAAGAGGTTGCCTATAAGTGCGTTCGAGGCTACGGTGTTGAAAGAACTCACGTTACCAAAGAGGTTGCCTATAAGTGCGTTCGAGGCCTTCGTGTCGAACGAGGTCACGTTACCAAAGAAGTTGCCTATAAGTGCGTTCGAGGCCTTCGTGTCGAACGAGGTCACATTACCAAAGAAGTTGCCTATCAGTGCGTTCGAGGCCTTCGTGTCGAACGAGATCACATTCCCAAATATGTTAGTTGTAGTGACATCTTTGGATACATATACATTTCCGGTGACCATGAGATTTGATGTCGGAGTATTTGTAGATCCGATTCCAACATTTGAAACATAATAAATAGGTGACCCGATCGCTCCGGTCCATTGAGAGTTGCTCGCATCCGCCCACAAAAGACCAGCTGCTCCGCTCGTAAGCACCTGTCCAAGTGTTCCGACACTTGAGGCAGTGTCCCATATATTTGTGGCCCTCATATCTCCGCCCACATCAAGGGTATATTCCGGGTCAGTTCTTCCTATTCCCACATTTCCAGAAACAATCAGGCCATCTTGAGGGGCTTTGAGCCCAAATCTTGCATATACTCCGATAGCTACAGAGTCACTTACGGCAAGAGTATCACTAACATATACATTTCCGGTGACCATGAGATTTGATGTCGGAGTATTTGTAGATCCGATTCCAACATTTGAAACATAATAAATAGGTGACCCGATCGCTCCGGTCCACTGAGACGCGCCACCGCCACCCCCAGTTCCCCAATATACCGGCAGGCCCGGACCGCCCGAAGTTAAGACTTGACCACTCGTTCCCGGATTTCCGTTTTCTAAAATTTCACCGGTAATTAACAAATTTGAGGAAAAAATGGTATTTGATGCGTGCAGATCTACTGCATATATGACGTCGGGTAGAGTTCCGGCTGGCTCATTATCTATAGTATAATAGCCCGGATCATACATATTATAATAAGGTAACATTCTAATTTAGGCTCAAAATATCCATCGAGAACGCCCAATCCAAGCCATTGTTGTTTAGGACGTAACCCAGAAAGTCCCGGACGGTTACATTGAGACGATCAACTCGAGGCCCCCTGTCTGATACCAAAATTTTCTGCCTGTTCTGAGAAGCCTCTGTCCAGTATATAGTGTTCGATATGACATTGTTCATCGGAATTTTAAATGTAATTTGATTCGTCTCTTGCGAGGACTGTGCTAAATTTTCAAACCATATGGTTATATAATTATCAAAATTCAGTAACCAGTTGTAGGTTGCTGTTATAGTGAGTCCAGTCAAGACCTGGGTTGGCGTGTATCCCATAAAAGCCAAGAAAGAGTTGGGCATCGGAGGATCGAAAGTGCCGGACACGCGACCTCCGGGACCTCCGGCATTTGTCTGGAAATTCCAGGGGGAAGTTAAATCATAATTGTTCGAACTAATATTTAAATGAACCCCACCCCAAGCATATCCATACGTCGTTGAGGGATTTGGTGGGGTAAATTCTCCTTGATTGGAAAATGAACTAGACATTCCTATTGCGGTCATCATACTCAATGGCATTTCTATATCAATTATAGCCGTGGTTCTTTGTAAAGAGTTTACAGTCCATGTATAAATTCCCGATGAGAAACCCACTGTCCAAAAGCCATTCAACAGTGAAAATAAATGACTATTGAATATATCTACAATATTATAGTTTCCGAGTGTAAGCGTCACCGGATAAGTAACAGTCGTATAACCCTTAATATCCCATATTTGGGTAACGACCGTAAAATTTTTATTCGTATCATTGATCTCTATAGTCCCATCGATAGGCCCTAATGCGGGTGTAAATACCGTCGGTGAAGTGTTAGAAAACTGGCCCAAAGTTGATAAAGGTATTGTTTGATTGACGGTCGCCAAATTTAATTCGGGAATTGTATTATAATTTCCGGGAGTTATGGTGTAGACGTTCGAGTTATATGTAAAGGTGTTATAGGGCGCTCGGATATTGTAGAAACCTATAGGGATCTGTGCATTCTGGAGGGAAATCTCACGGAGGGCCCTGTGCCTGTTTCCTAAAATTATATTACAGTCAAAGGGATTTCCGTTCTGCTTCGTGACCCTCGTATCATCCGAGGTGTCCAGGTGAAGTTGCGAAGGACAAAGCATTATATTATAATGTGAGTAGAAAATATATGGAACAACTGTTTCACTTTCACACGGGCGCTGATGGCGTGGTAAAGGTAAACGGGAATCCATTTGACTGTTCAATTTTACTCAAAAATATGTATACTGTAGAGGATGTCAGTCTGGAGACGGTCGAGATGGCCCATGGGTTCTACAACATCAGAAGCCCTTTCGACACTTTCACGGTCGATGGGACCTCTTATTCAATTCCGGACGGAAATTATACGATCGATACTTTGCTGGCCACAATGACGAGCGTCTCGGGCTACACTTTTGAAAAGGTCGGAGACCGTATTAACGAGTATTGGCCCGCTACAAAAATAGCCAAATGGGATTCAACTATGTTGAGCTCTATGCAGTATCTCACAAACTCTGATGAAACCTTGAATACAATTCCGCAATATTCAGGACAAGCTCCAACAAGTATGATAACAACTTATCCGATTTCTGATAATTCCAAAGTAATGTTTTCATTAAGGATTAATAGTTCATTTGATCAAAGTCAGAATAATACATTAGGTATAGGAAATAGAAACTTCAAACGATACGATTCAAAATATATTAATATGTTTTCCAACTCATCAAATTGTGCGGCAATTAATCAACACGATTCAAGTTTTTATAATTTAAATATTGGAGGCGCTCCGCTTAGAAATTATCCCCCGTGGAATTATGGTGACACGGTCGACGTCTGTATTGACACAATTCATTATCTTATATGGTATAGAGCAAACGGAGGCCCATGGACCGCAGATATTTACGGAACTACTTATACTAACAATGAAGGTCCCACATGGTCAGGCCCCGGGGATCCTACACAAGGAAGTATAGGGGGAGGCGGTGCGTATTTCGGTTACCTGAATACCGCACCTCCATATTATTTGGGTATATCCTTAGAATTTAATTTTTCAGCGACCCTTCTCTATACAAACGCATATGGGACCCCGGCCGGATATACCTTTGTCCCGGCTCAACCTCCGGGAGTTCTAACGGTCGCTCCAAATTCTCTTTTGAATTTATTGGGTTACCCGTCCGGAAATCCGATTGGAACATCTACAAATACTTATTCATTCCCATTCGACAAGTATATAACGATATGGATGGAAAACATAGGAACCTCATCGAACGAAAATCAAAAGATTACGTATAAGGTTCCGATCAGTTCCGCAAAAACTTTCTGGTCAAACAACTCTTTTAACAATCAGATAGTTCGGAATCAAAATAGTCAATTTCCTTTGAACCGTCTGAACATTCAGGTCCTTGATCAATTTGGAACTAAAATGGATAATAATTTTGTGGACTGGTCCTTTACTTTGAAAGTAAGGGGCCGCCGATGCCATCCTCAATAGTATAATCGTGCACAGAGTTCAGGACGAACTCAGAGCCTCCGCAGACCCCAGCGCCCGACAGGGCATAGTAATCGGCACTCGGCCCAGGTCCAGCCACACACTCGATGGACTGGGGCAGATCGAAGATGCTCGCGGGCATTCCCGAGGCGTTCGGGCCGGGAGTCGACACGAGGGGCGAGGGCGTGAACGAGCTGCCCTTACCCTGGAGCAGAACATAGAGAATAGCCAGGAGAAGCGTGATAATAATGGCGTGAACGGCAACCTTTCCAACCTTGAATGCCATTTAACTTTTACAAATATTATTTTCAAGAATGCGTTAAAGACTTGATGCACTTTTCTTTAAATAGATCAGATGGACCTGACCTTTGAGAGCGCTGACGGACCGACCCTAAATATGAATGACGATGAGACCAAAATTTTAGATGAGATTTCTGTTCAGCTTCCCGAGAAGAAGTCAATCCCCCTGAAGCCCAAGCCGGCCCGGCCCAGTCCCTTTGCCCGCCGGGCCCCAGCGCCTCAGCCCGAGGCTGACCCTTCTGAGGGTCTCGATATGTTTATGAATCCAGGAAAGCGGACCGCCCCTCCTCCTCCGCCTGTTGAGGAGTATGACGGGGCCGATGAGGAGGGCTATGAGGACGAGCCTGAGCGGCAGGGTCAGTTTAGCTCGGGTCCTCAGGAACCTTCCGAGGGCTACAAGACCATTGAAGATGAGAAGGCTGACCTTTTGAACAAGATTACTCGCCTTAACAAGAAGGGCATAAACTCAAGCCAGCGTCTGACGATCTATTCTGATATTGAAGAGATCCGGACCGAGTATAAGCGGATGACCTATGGCATCGAGGTGGAGCGTTCGATCAAGTTTCAGCGCCGAATGCTCATTGCGTGCGTAACGGGTCTCGAGTTTTTGAACGACAAGTTTGATCCTTTCGATGTTGAGCTGAATGGTTGGTCCCAGAATATGATGGAGAATGTAGAGGATTATGATGGAGTCTTTGAGGATCTCCATAACAAGTATAAGACCAAGATTCAGGTCGCGCCCGAGGTGAAGCTTCTGATGATGGTCGGAGGGTCCGCAATGATGTTCCACTTGACCAACTCGATGTTCAAGGCGGCCGTCCCGAACGTCAGCCAGGTGATGAAGCAGAATCCGGACCTGATGCGTAATATGGTCGATGCGGTCCAGCGTTCTCAGGCTGACCAGCCTCAACAGGGTGGCGGGAGGGACATGCGTGGTCCCGGAATGGACTTTGGTTCTCTTATGAGTATGATGGGTCCAGCACAGCCGATGGCGACTCGCACAGGTCCCCGCGTTGAGGATGCCGAGTCCGTTTCCGATATCGTATCGATGAATGATGAGGGTGGCGATACCAAGGAGGTTCGGGTCGGAGGCAAGAAACGTGGACCCAAGGGGGCCAAGAAAAATGAAGTCTCGCTCTAAGAAATTTCTTTACTAAAATTAGTAGATGGCATTGTCCTATGCACCATTTGAATCCAGGCCGCCCGTCAGCAGGGAGCCTCCCCCGCCTATCATCTCTGAAAATTCAGAGTGCAATTATATAGCGATGTTTTTCGTGGGGGCCGTTCTCTTAATGGGTCTGGTCGATGCTACAAGGAGGCGTTAAATAAATATGAAGTTATAGTAATATGACAACTCTGGCAACCTTGCTAGGTTGGACGAGTGAGGATATCACCGGTGACGCAACATATAGATATCAATTTCCATTTGATACCTATATTATCGTGTATATAGAGAACATCGGATCATCCTCACAGGATTCCAATAAAATTACTTATAAAATTCCATATGACCAAGCAAGTTCTACAATTTACTGGACCCGGAATAATCAGAATACACAGAAAGTGTATAATGCCGGGAGCATTTATCCTTTCAATCGTCTGAACATAAAGGTATTTGATCGTTACGGAAACCCTTTAAATAACAACGGGGTCGATTGGTCATTTACTCTTAAAATTCAAGGACAGTATATCCACATTAACACGGCCTTCGTGGGTTCCGGGGCTGAGATTGCCGGACCGCTCGTGACGAAGAATGGAGATTCATTTAACTGTTCTATTCTTTTTTCGAGAAAGTATGTGGATGTCCGGGAAGTTTCTCTCGAGACGGCTGAGATTCCGGTCGGTTTCTACAATATGCGCTCGCCCTACAACACGAACAGATTGATTACGGTCCCACCAGGAAACTACACTATAACTTCTCTGATGAGTAATCTCGCCGCTACATATTACATAAACCCGGCTTCGGGGATAATAACCCGGCCGACAATGATAAATACGGGGCTCCCGATGAGCAATCTCCTGGCGGCCAACGCAACAAGTCAGCTATATTTCTGCTCAAATAATCAGATTATGGAGACTGACTTCCCGAGTTACTCGACCTACTCAAATGTAGTGAGTCTATCGGAACACACGATAACTCAAATAAGTTTTGATACAAATGGATACCCTATTTTTATAGATACTGGTTCAAATTCATTATTGTCCAACACATTGACGACTCTCTATAATTTCACGACCGATATGGTGACTTACTCCTTTCAATTACCTCCGGTCGGGTTCAGTGGATTCTCTTCAAATTCACGAGGAGACATTATGTTTATAGATCAAGTGAACCAAAAAATGGTCCGGTATATCAATGGTCCGAGTGGAATTTCCTATGAAAATTCTTATTTCGGAGTGGCGGCTCTGGCAATTACGGTCGATGTGGATGACCGGTTATATGTCTTTAATACATCTGTGCAAGAGGGACCGTATTCACTCGATGTGTTTGATGAAGATATGAACTTTTTGTGGGAAATCATAAATTTCTCCGACTTGCCGGTCATTCCACCGTTGAACATAGCGTATTTAACGGTCACAACAGATTTTAGAGTTTACGGGGTTCAGAACACTCTGACTTTTGCTGTCGTTATGATGAATACGGGCACGGTTCTCAACATACCATATTTACCTACAGATAAGACATGCACTGGCCTCGTGGCCATTGATAGCCGATACTTGGTTTTCACATTTTTAGGAGATTACAATCTCTATATTTGGACCATACAGTAACCTTTGGCAGGACCCGGCGGGGGCTCACCCGTATCGAATCCGAGTTCTCTATAAATCGCGGATCGCTTTCCATACATACTAAAAAATACGGACCATTGGTCGACTATATCAATTATAAGAGGAGCATTAACCTTTCCGGGAGTTTCTCTCATAATTCGACCTATAGACTGTTTGATATCTGATTTGGGCGTTGAAAGAACGACCGTATCCAGGACCGGAATGTCGAGACCCTCGTGGGCCAACTGAAATGTCGCAATCACTATAGGTCTCTTTGCAGATTCCTCAAGTTCTGCTTCTTTCATTCCCCCTATATACAATCCAGACTTAGAGCCAAATTTATTTTGTAACTCAAGACAATGGCTGCGGCGGTCACTGAGAACCAGGACGCGCCGGCCCTCCTTGCAAGCCCCGAGGACCTCACGGATGATGAGGTCATTCCGATCTGGGATATCTACGAGGATATTGATCATTTCGGCCATGTTAATTTTTCCAAACCGCGTTACCGGTGGAGATTCTTTGAAAGCCTCATTCGTATATTTAAGCGCCGAAACCCGGGTAGTGATCTGACAAGACCGTTCTACACGGAAGAACTCGGGTCCCAAGAACCAATACAAAAGCCGCGTCAGTCCATCTTTTCTTTCTGGCGTCGCAGTAAGCCCGAGCGTGAATCGTGGACATATCTTGAACATAAATTGTGAAAAGGCGGGAGCCCCAATGTGATGCGCCTCATCCACGATCAAAAGTCCAATAGAATCGAACGCGCGCTTTTCAAATTCTCTTTGACACATCGTCTGTATGAGTGCTATTACGAAATCCTTTTCGATATCGAACGTGTCCCCTTGGACCCGTCCAATAGTCGCATCTGGGCAAAATTCTTTAATTTTTTGGATCCATTGGTTCGCAAGGAACTCTTTGTGGACCACGATCATAGTTCGAACCTTGAGTTGTCCCGAGAGGGCCAGGGCCACGGTCGTCTTGCCGAACCCACAAGGGAGTGAGAGAACGCCCCCACCCTTTTCACGGAAAGCCCGGAGGCCGCTTTCGAGAGCTTCAGGCTGTCGAGTCGCTTCTCGGAGTCGTCCGGTAAAAGAGATGCCAGGGCACTCAACACAAGGACCTCGGGAATCTCGGGTGGGATCCCCGAACTTTTCGAGGCCGTAAAACCTCGGCACAATAAGAGAACCATCGGTCGTGGTCCGAAAAACCTTGAAGGAGGCGGACCGAATACCGACCGCATTTTCTACTGGTCTTACAGTGAGTTCTCGTTTTATCTCTGGTCGGGACCCTGTCAAGTATCCGTTCCTGCAGAGCATTCCTTTAATGAAATTAGAACCCAAAATTCTAAGCCCTCCCATATCTTTTTGCAAATCTCTATTTCGACCTCGTCGCCCTTGACGAGTTCCTGAACCGTCTTGAGACCTTCGACCCGACACATGACCCGACCGTATCTGAAGGGGACCTTGACGTTATAAATTTTATTTCCAATTAAGAAAATGATATACTTGCGCCCGGCTGCATCATAATAGGGGGTGGCCACAGTCGCCTTCATGTCTTACTAAATTATTTTATGTTTAAATAGTAGATATGCCGAGTAGCACGGCACCCCCAGCGGCGCCTTTGGCGGTGCCTAAAAATTTAGACAGGTATACATTGGTCCGTTCTGGTGCAAATAGGGGCTCGGGTCTCACAAACACTCTTGTGAACTATACTCCTAATCAATGTGCGGCCGCCTGCGATACCCTGACCCAGTGTGTCGCCTTTGCAAACAAATCAGGCTCCGACTGCTATCTTTACTCCGCTGACCAAAACCAGGTGAGCTCGGCTCCTGGTTTTGCAATTTATAAGAAGAATTCGGCACCTCCGGCCGATGTATACAAGGGAAAGCAGGTCACGATAAGCTTCGCCAAATCCAATGGAGGGACCGAACAGGACCAGTGGCATCAGACGGGGGGCGGCGGATGCGGTGGGTTCAACGGTTACTTTCACATGCCGATCAACAATTTTGGAACAGACTATAATTCACAGTGTCCAAATTTCTTCAAGTTGAGTTATTGTCCTCTCAATTTAGGAGTGCCGACTTCCGGGACCTATGCAAATACGGACGGTTCCGCGTGCGATTCGAATGGTCCCGGATGTTCTGGGGGTGACATAAATCAGAATTTACAAAGAAAATGCAACTATTCATCCATTGACATGAGTAAATTCGTGAATTCCATGGGTATATTCAATAATGCGCTCGGCCAACAGGTCCTTCAGGCTGCAGATTGGACTCAGGCCAAAAATGACTATTGTTCTTTGGCGCCCAACATAGATAAATCCGAATGCCGAAACTGGCTTTCGTCCGGACAGGCCGGTGTGTCCTATAATTCTCTCAAAATGAGTATTTGCAATTCTAATCCAAATTGGGGAAATGACAAAAGTTGCGTAAATGCCATCAACGGGGTCTACAAATCTGGGACGGCCGCCGAAAAGACGTATGCCTCGACTATAGTCAATGCGTATTGTGCGACCAATTCAACCTCGAACGTCTGTGCGTGCCCGAATGCGACTCAGAAAACCGTCGATGAGTGTATAGCCTCCCCGACTCTCCCGGGATGCGACTCGATTACTGAAAAGGTGGGAAAACTTCGGACTCTCGGAGCGACCTTTATGTCGGCTCAGCTCAAACCATATTGCGCATGTGACCAGTGCTTACACGCCGCCGCAAGTTCAGATGGAAAATTTATAGCTCAACCTGGGCAGGATTGCACGGACACAATTAATGCCTGTTTTTCGCAAATCACTACAGGATCAATATCTAATAACTCATCCGTGAATGCGAGCTGTAATATTACAGCAATGAACGGAAGTTCATCAAATACTTCACCTACGTCGACGACCACGACTTCGCCGACGACTTCTCCGACGACTTCTCCGACGACTCCCAGTTCTGGATCGGATAACACAGGTTACTATATTGGAGGGGGCCTCTTGCTACTTTGCATATGCCTTATAATAATTGTGATGGTCATGGCCAAAAAATAATGTGGCCGATTATTAAATGACACCCCTAGTCATACTACTTTTGGTTCTGCTTTTGGCCGTGGTTATTTTCACACGACGCACGAGCAGAGCCGATCCAGTGGTTGATCCTAAAAAACTTCCTTCAGGTTCTTTACTTTCCAAAAAACCTGAAGAAGATTGTTCTAATAAATATGGGTCTGATTGGGTTAAATTTTCAATGACAAGTTGTAAAAAGAATTAGCCCTTGAGAGATTGGGCAACTTTCGCAAGATTAGCCGGGGACAGAGCATTTGCAGCGCCTCCCGGAACAGGAATCACCGTTGAGGTCACTTCGGTGGCTCCGCCACCACCGCCCATGCCACCCATCATCGACATAATGATGACTATACAGCAGCAGCAGCAGATAAGGGCACAAATAATCGCTCCGACGGTTCCGAGAGCCGTGAGAGGTCCGAGCAGGGCCGCTATGAGGTCGTCCAGGCCTCCTCCCTTTGATGTGCTCGTCTGGCTCGATGCTATCGTCTGTTTTGTTGTTGTCTCGGCGCTCTGAACAGCATCTGAAACGGCCTTTTGTATACCTTCTATTACAAGCTGAGAAACAATATCTTGACTAAAATCTAAATTTGATTTTCCATCACAATTTCCGAATGTTACCGTCTTTGTATTCTTATTGAAAACACTGTTCATAATATTAAGAATTTGGGAGTCGGAAACATTTGTCTCGAGAGCATTCGTCACACTGTTTTTGAAGTTACTCACATTGGTTGAACTTGCGGGGGCCGTCTGAAAAAACCCGCTTTTTGACTGTGCGTCCTGATCAATTTTAGCCATTGTGTCTGCCATTATCTTACTGCTCAAAGCAGATATATCGCTCGGAGACAATGTTCCGGTCGTGGTTTGACTAGAGGTTATACGCTGAGAAGCATTGACATTGCACCCGCCTGAAATATTCCCAAAGGTTAAATTCAAATCATTAATGTTTACCCCGGATGCCGAAAGAGTTTGACTCTTGCTTTTGACCGTATTTGAAATATTACTATTAACAGTCGTCAGGTCAGTAGATGTTGTAGACGACGAACTCGACCCACAGTCACCGATACCAAAGGCACAGAAGCCTTCTGAACGCCGGCCTATCTTTAATTCGGCCATTTAATATAAGTAAATAAAAAATTACTTTAAGAATCGGCTACTGTGTAGAGTAGTATGGTCAAGGTCATCTTCTGTCTCCCCGGTATGAGTTACGGTCGCGAGTTTGTTACTGCATGGACTGACCTTGTGATGCGGGTCGCGTCGGACGGTCACGAGGTTGCCCTGGCCCAGAACGTCAACCCGGATGCCTGCCTGGGGGGCCGTGCGCCTTTCGACCAAAAGATGCCTTACGATATTATAATGTGGATCGGTCCTAATATTCTATTTAAATATGAGGACTTTTCGGAACTTCTGAACAGTCCCCATGGCGTCACGGCTGGTTACTACGTAGAGGACGAGCGCACCGGGTTCGTTTCTTATATGACTGATTCGCCCGTAAAATTTGAGGACATCACTGAGAGTCCCGAGCGGTATCAGAAGGTTTCGTATTCCGGAATGGGCTGGATGATGGTAAAATCTGGAGTGTTCGAGAAGCTCGAGTATCCGTGGTTCAGCGGTGGACCGACCCCAGATATTTCATTCTCAAATTCACTCACCAAGGCGGGTGTGGATATTCACGTCGACACCAAGATGCGCGTCGGTCACCAGAAACTTGTTATAATTTAAATTCAGAAATCAATTCATCAATTGAAGTATAGTAGCGCGCGAGGTCCTTTTTGAACCGAGCATCCTGCTTGGCTCCTGTTTTCACGAGCCACGCAAGATTCGGCTTTGAATATTTTGTTCGGGTCTGATTTTCGGTCGGTTTCCGAGGTTTCACCACCTTGGCCACGGTCTCAACAGCCGCGGGTCGCTTGTCTATATAGGACAGGGCCTGCATGACCGTATCGGCCAGATCGTCCTTCTTTTTGTGTTTGTCAAAAAATGTTACCCATTCAGAGTTGGTCTCTTCGATAAACTTTCGGGCTCGTTCGATCGACGCCTTCTTGCGCTTGGTATACATCGCCTTTCCGGCTCCGGCGACGTCTGGGATCTTGTGTCGGGCGTCCCATATGGTCACCTCCTTTTCCTTCACCAAAAAGTAGGTGTGAAGAAGATTCTCGATACCTTTCATACCTCTGTTCTTATCGGGCTGCTTTTCGATAATTACTGTTTGGGCATCAAGTATCCATGGTTTTTCATTCAGATGCCGAACCATGCAGGTAAATACCCCATCAGCGTGAAGCGGTGGCACGCCGCTCACGTCCCACTTGGCAATTTTACGAGTCGCCGGATTTATTAAACACATTGCTAAATTTTTAATTCCGCAATCGATCGATAGCAACATTAAAGAATATTAGTTTTTTAGGTTTAAGTAATGTCTAAATTAATTTGTTGGTGGTGCGTCCACGCATTGCCCGAGGGTATCTGTATTCATTTGCCCATAAAATATGATGAAAAAAAGAAAACATACAATTCTATCGGAAATTTCTGTTCTTGGGCATGCGCCAAGTCCTATGCAATTGATATGGGCACGACCCGTTCAGGTGAGATTTGTTCTTTTTTGGCCCTCATGAGAATGCAGTCCCTCGGTAAATATCTCCCACTAAAGCCCGCCCCCAAGCGCCAGAGCCTTGATTGTTTTGGAGGCACGATGAGTATAGAAGAATTTAGAAGCTATAATGGTGACATCGAACCTCCCAGAGTTCATTATCCCTTTGAGCACATCTATGTTCCGGTAACCGAAACTATAAATACCAGAGCGTCACTTGGTCCTGTGAATAAAGTGAACACAATCGGTCGCCTCAAGGCGATCGAGGATTCTCCGGCCGAGAACGAAACTTTACGGCTCAAGAGAAGTAAACCATTAAGTCGGGCCACATCGACACTTGAAAGTGCCCTTGGGATCAAAAGGAAAGAAAACGTGTCTTGACAAGGTCAGACAACCCTGGGAACGACCCTCCTCAGACAAATGCAGCATCCCCTGCGAGACCACGTGCGTTCAAAATTCGCCGAGAATCTGGGTCAGGGTCCCAGCGCTCGAAATGCCGAGATTAACATCATGAATTGGGCTATCAAAAAGACCAGAAGCCTTGGTCAACAGGCTTCGTGGGAAAATAGCCGCTTCAGGACAATCTATAAGCAAAAGGCTTTAGATATAATGTCCGAGATGAAAAGGGCCCCAATGGTTTCTGTGTCTCTTGGCGTCCAGGAAGGTTCCGTCAAGGTTTCGCTGGACATCGTGCCACAATTGGTTGCCAGAATTCGATCCAAGGAAATCGATGTGAAGAAACTCGCGTCGTATCCAGCAGAAGCCCTCTGGCCCGAAGGCCCCTTTTCGAAAGCAATGTTCGAGAATAGAAAATTAGATATGCAGCGAGAAATGCGCAAGGCTCAGGACGAAGACTATGAAGGTATGTTCAAGTGCGGTAAGTGCAAGTCGACCAAGACGCGATACTACCAGCTCCAGACCCGATCGGCCGACGAGCCGATGACGACCTACGTAACCTGTATAGGATGTGGTTCCCACTGGAAGTGCTAAATTATTTTCTGTAATTATAATACCAATGGCTCCCCGCGGTCGCCCCCCAGCACCCAAGACTGCTACCCGTTACCTGAACTCCAAGCGTCGCGTAATCTACGAGACGGCCGATGGCAAGTTCGTCGTGAAGTCCGCCAAGGGCACGACCTACAACCCCAAGGTTGCTTTCGTGAAGAGCCCAGGCGGCACCGAGCGCAAGCTGGCCAACACCAAGGCGCGCCCGCCCACGGCCATCCGCCCCAAGGGCTTCCGCCGCCCCCGCGTGAACCGCGGTGTGGCTCGTGGTGCCCGCGCCGGACCCCACGTGGGTAACCTGCCTATGCTGTTCGGCCCGGGCCCGGTCGAGCGCAAGTATCTTGCGGCTCTGGCTGCCAAGCCCCGCGGCCGGCCGCGGAAGGTGGTCACGAGCCCAGTGTGGAACCTGCCCAACCCTCACCTGCGTAAGGTGCGCAAGAACAAGGGTGTCGCTCGCCCGCACACCCGCGGACCCCGCGGACCCCAGAAGAAGAAGCAGGAGGCGATGTTCGCACGCCTGATGGCTCCCCTGAATTAGAATGTTTTCTAATATTAAAATGGAGTCAACTGGTTTTCTGAATTCTAAGCGTCGTGCGATTATGAAGACGGCACAGGGAAAGTTTGTGGCTCGGTCGGACGGTGGTGCTTTGGTCTATAACCCCAAGGCCAAGTTCCACAAGAGCCCGGGAGGCACCGAGCGCGCCACCAAGTATGTTAAAAATATGATTGCAATTCCTTCCCCGATTCGCCCCAAGTTTAACCGGGTCGAACGCAAGAATAAGGGTCGGGCCCGCGGAACCTACGCTCCTCGTCAGGGCGGTGTCCGTGTCCTGCCCATTAAGCGCGCACCTTACATCGCTGAGCTGTTCGAGGGCTACAAGCCCAAGCGCCCAGTAGGCCGCCCGCGGAAGGTTCGCACAAGCCCAGTGTGGAACCTGCCCAACCCTCGCCTGCGCAAGGAGCGCAGCAACAAGGGCAAGGCTCGCGGTCCCCGCAAGCCCAAGAAGATGCTGTATAAGATAAAATTGGGCGGAGTATACGTGTAAATTTACTTAAAAACATTTTATGTGAGCAAGAGCAGATGAGTCTAGTCAAGGTCTGGACTGATGTCGGCTCTCGCAAACCCGTTCCGCTACTCGCCCGTGTAGTGGAAAAACAGGGTGAAATTTTCACCATCAGATACCTTTCCGAATCTGATGATAAAATTTGGAGATACGAGGATGATACATATGAAATTGATAACGAGTCCATTGCTGAATATCTAAAAACAGACTTGGAAGAGGATGCCGGTTTTAAAATATGTGAAGATGGTTTTGTAAAAATAGATTCAGATGACGACTATATTCCTTCAGATTCAGATGAGGAAAGTTATGATGACGAGGATGAGGAGGAAGAGGAGGAGGACCTCATTGAAACCGAAACCGAGGATGACGAAGAAGAGGACGAGGAGGAGGAAGAAAATCTTGATGATTAATAAGATGAATTACCTAATTTTTCTTTTGATTTTGATAATTATTTGGCTCCTCTTGCAACAGAGGGCCTCGGGATACGCTCCCCCGTGCACGACGTGTGGAATGTAAGCTTAAAAGGTTGATCAATTTTATTATAAAATGTCTGTGACCTCTTCTTTTGTTTCTAAATTTGATAGTCTCGACCGGAGCCATGTTGAGTGGCTTTCTCAGATGATGGATCTGGCAGAGAATATGGGGCCCGACAAAAAGTTTGATATGGTCCAGGAAATTAACAAGAATCCTTTGGGCTTGGTTATATCAAGCAAAGATGCGCTTGAGTGGCCTCATATTCATTTTTGTCTCTGCGCGGTCTATGCCAAAAGTGTTCTTAGGAGCAAAGCTTATGTGCCGAGCTCGTAAAGTTCATCGAGTCTCCTTCTATAATACTCCTCGGACTCTGTAAAACTGGCGAGTTGTCCAGAAAAATTTATTGATGAATTTTTATCTAAAATTTCACTCACTGTAATAAGTTCTAAAAAATTACTCATGCACATTCGGAACAGGTCATTCGCTTCCCATTCTTGAATATAGACGTGATTTAGATTACCATAATTTATTCCGGAAGGTAAAACTAATTTGTCGGACAGTATGTCGGGCCATTCATTTTCATGAATAATATGAGTCTCTATCATTTTACTCACGAATATGGCATCATTCCTATCCTTGAATCCTAGGACCGCTGTATTATCTGTCCGCAAGGTGAACAATTTGTTTTTTTCAGAGTGTATTGTAAACAATTTTTTCGGGCCTCTGTCACCATATGATTTCGCCATTATAGGAGGACGAGGTGGCGCCACTATTGACATCTTCTATATTAAAAGATTAATTTCTTTAAAAAAGGTGTCTTGAGCGCGCCAAATTTCTCAGCCAATAACAGGATTCAGACCCTCAAAATGGAACGCGAGTGCACAGTCTGCTACTGCTCAGAGGGCTCTTTCCGCAAGCTGGCCTGTGGACACGAATTCTGTTCGAGCTGCATCAAGAACTGGTATCTGAAGGGAACCGGTGCGAGCACCTCTTGCCCAATGTGCCGGCGCCCGATCCACTTCAAGGGCTTCCAGGACGTCCGGGATGACTGGGACGAGGAGGCCTGGGAGAACCGCTGTGCCGAGGTATTTTCCGAGGCCCTTGATGAGTGTGCCGCGGAGGCCCGTGAGTTCGCAGAACACTTTGGGTCAAAAATGGCCCGAAAAATTATGAGTCAGTGCATCGATGATTTCAAGGACATCGAGCGGACCTATAATTTCCTCAAGTCGCGGGATGTGGCGAGCGAGGATATTGAGTATGTCCTTTTTGAGACCGACGACTATTTTAGCGACCGGCACCTTGACAAGTGCGTGTGGATCGATGAGCCGCCCAAAGAGAGCGCCACGCGCTACCCTCGCCTAGAGGTCGGCAAGGTCAGCGGTTCGAAGCGTGGAAGAGCCCTCAGAGACCTGTTTGAAGTAATCACTATATATTGTCTAGTTGTTTAATCCACACGTTTTGGAAACCCCCTAATTTTTGTTCGAAATTGTCCGCCTTGAGCTTCTCTCGAATCTTGTTGTAGTCGCAGCGCTCTTCGGCGTCCGCCTCGAAAATCACAAGACGCAGACTCTTGATAAAGTCTGGATTTTCGTCAAAAAAAGTCTCTAGAAACCCTTCACAGTCCGCGACCAGAACATTGAAATTCATATTAAGATCCTCAAGGGTAACGGTCGGTATCGCGGAGACCTCGTCGAGCTGGGACTGGGTCCCGTAACCACGGCACTCTTCGAGATTCGTAAGGCTCAATTTCTTGCGGCTGAGAAATCCTTTAATAATTGTGAAATGACAATTATTTACATTCTTATTAAATTCGAGCGCCTTCCAGACCCGCTCGTCCGGTTCTATGACCACTTGATTCTTTTTGTTTTTTAATTTAGAATTGATAATACATGAGACTGACCCATACCGGGCACCTATTTCTAATACGCAATCGTTTTTTTCGATCCAATTGCTTACTAGGATCTGTTCGAATCTTTCGTTATTGAGAGTATCGACTTCTCTAAAATTTTCATCTAGAATAAGGTGCATTAAAAATAATACATTTTATTACTTTATTTTGGAATTAGACCAGGTGGTGCATGAAGTAGAAAAATACCCATGATAACTAGGACCAGACCAACATATTCAATAGGGCGATTGAGTCTCTCGCCCAGTATGAAGTAGGCCGCGAGGGATTCTAGGGCGGCCGACACACCGTCCCACATTCCGTTGACATAAAGAACATTCCCTTCGCGAAGCGATTTTATAAGGAAATACACGACACCTACGTAACCTAAGGATCCCTGAGCGAATGCGGCCGATCCTCCACCTCGTGCGAAACTTTTGAAGCCAAAGTCTCCCACTATTTCAGCAACTGATAGCAGACCAATATTTAGAGTGGACATTCCTGAAGTATCCACAGATAAAAACTATCGGCCCTTCTACAGTATAATGGATGCTATCGAGGCTGTTCTTGACCTGGCGAAGGATCGCGACGAGCTTGCGAATGAGCTGGAGACTTATGAGTCCTGGTTCGAGACTCTGATTGGACGCAATGTGACACTCAATCTCAAGTCGAAGAAGAAGACGCGCTTTGTGGAGTGCGTCGTGACTGACTTCACGCCCGGCGAGGGCTGGGAGCTCACGAACGACGAGGACGAGGTATTTATGGTGACTTTTGAGGATCTATTTAGTGGTAATATTACTTATTAAAACATTCATATAGCTCATTGCAAAACTCCTCAAGCCGAGGAACTATCGTGTTCGACCACATCTCTTCATCCCGAGTAATATCGTGACTTAGGACCTGGGAGTTATACTGCTCAACCAGGCGGGCCTTGGTCAGCCCCATCATCTGCAGGTATACCTGAACCTGGACCATCTCGTATTCGACCACTTGCTTAAATAGCCTGTTTGTGCGATTCTTGATTTCGACCAGAACTCGGGATCCATCGGGCCTCTCTTCGATCCGATCGATCTTTCCGACAATTACAAACTTAAAATCACCAAGCTCGCACACATCTAAATTATAAAATGAATTGTCCCGAACAAGTCGCGCCCCCTCCTCGGCCTCGACTTTGTCGGATGTCTTATCCTCCGAACGAGTTCCGTGCGAAGTATACACCCGGCTTCGAATGTGGTCAAGGACCTCGCTTTTTTGCTCGGTCGTCAGATTCGCATCCTGTGCGATCGACTCGTTCACAGAAGTCATAATCGACTGAACGTCTGAAGAGTCCCGGGCCGTGATGTTCGAGACGCGCGCCAGGACCTCCTGTGCGACCGGAGATGCGCGCAGGGCCTGCTGCTCCTTGTCGCGTCGAGTCAGCCCCTTGAAGGTTTCGGGCTTATACTTTTTCCAGAGATCATCTCGAATTTCGGTTCGACTCTTATACCGGTTCATACCGATGATCGCCGCAACATCGCTCGCTTTTAGGACGACCCGTGAAGCCATTTAGTCAGTTAAAAACTCCAGTCTCTATCTGGTTATATGGCTCTCACAACACTCAAAATTTTTGCGTGTGCTCCAAAGGCGCCCCCTCGTCGTCCACGGGTTACTTCCCGTAAACTACAAGACGCGATTCAGCACGCCAGGAATTTGTGCTATAACTATGAAGACACCCCCGAGTGTCGGGCAGCATGGGAAAAGGTCGAGGAACTTTCTTCGGAACTTGAGATTAAGAATCATTCAGATAAATCTTCAGAGCAGTATCGATCGGAGTCCCATGGGTCGTTTTAAATTTCTTCTTAAATTCATCTTGTAATTGACTACGGGTATTTGAAATTATTTGTTCCCTCATCTCATCATATTCATCATGGACCTCGGCCGGTGCCAATTTTGTTCTAAAAATAGAAATTTTGTCGAGGTCCATGGCATTTTTTGAAATTATTTCCTCCACCTTTTTCTTCGGAACTGCGCAGAGATATTTGTGGGCCCGTGAATGTTTTCTTATATATTTGATTGAATCCTCCATATTGAAAATACGTGTCTTGAAATAGTCAGATAATTTCCCTGGGAATCCTAGGATACCTGATGGAAAAGGCATCTTCCCGAGAGTCCAAACGCACTTCGGCCAAAAAGTCTTCGGATCGTTCAGTATATAGTCAGAAGGCTGTTCGCGCCAAAGAGGCCCTGACTGAGAAAAAGCGTCTTGAGAGCGCCAGCAAGACGCATAAATTTTGAATTTTAAGTATAAATGGACTCGCTCCTCCGGCCCGGACTTGTGTTTGGGGCGCGAGACATTTCCACGCCGAACATTCTCGAACGGACCGCATCGACCTATTCATACGGTCCAGACTTTGAGGTCGTTCCGAAGAACAACGAAATCTACATCATCTGTCTGGATGGTTCGGTCCAGTCGGTCTATGAACCGACCCGGCCGATCGGGTGGGAGCTGTTGGACATCGAAGGTCAGTTTTACTTTCGAGTGAATCAGATTAATTTTTCTCCAAAATTGTGCGAGGTCATCTTTGTCCGGAACGACCCGAACCCTCCGCAGGGCCGAAACCCATGTTACTCACGCGAGGTCGCGTTCGAATCGCAAGAGGCCTACATTATCGAGTTTGAAGATGATGGCGAGCCAGAAGTTACAAGTCGTCACAGCGTTCTAGAAATGCTAACGCCACCTGGTTCGCCTTAAAAATAGTGTAATCTTATTATAGTAAATGAAGGTTTGTGTCCAAACTCGTGTCCTAGTGAGGCGTGCACAAAGGCACCCTCTTAGTCAAAAGGCGCATAGAATTCAGAAGAGGGCCACGAGAGACGTCGGTATGGGTATTGTCCCCAGTGCACTGAATGATCTGGTCTTTCATCACGCCCAACTCAGTATGGATGAGGTCATACACGCCGCCCAGGACACCATGGTCGTCACGGCCCTTGCGGTCGTTATTCGACTTTTGTTAGTAAATATCGAACCCTGACCGGAGGATAAACAATATTGAAAGAAATTCTTAGACGCCCATTACCCCCAAAACCCTTTTTGGGGATAATGTAATCTTCGCGAGGGTCCAAAATTCCCCAGTCCTTGGTATCAATCTGTATAGGTCCATCAAAGTGTGGAATTTCCAAAACTTTTCCATTGACACTCTCCTCAAAAGATATTTTTGTATTAAAAATCAAATCTGAACCTTGTCTCATGAAAATCGGATCGTCATCAATTTTAATATGAAATATAAGATCACCGGGCTCATCGTCCTTTGATCGGGCCTGTTCTCCCATTTCCCTTTTGACAATACGGGCCCCATTTTCTACCCCGGCAGGTATTTTTAATTCTAAATTGAGAGACTCGATTTTGTGTTTCTTGAAACTACACTCGAGACAGCCGTTCGATGAAAATCCCTGACCCGAACACGGGTGACACGGCTGTGAAAAGGCCACAGGGCCCATCTGGATCTGGACACTTCCGCGACCCTCGCATGACCGGCAGCGCCTCTGACACGCGAAGCAAGGTTTCTCCAAAGAAATTTTCAGATTCTTGGACGTTCCTCGGAATGAATCTTCAAATGAAATTCGAATAGAGTGTTCATGGTCTGCCCTCCGAACAGGTCCAGTTGGTTTTCGGAACCCCCCAAACATCTGAGAGAAGAGATCGGGCTCCTGCTGTTGTTGAGGATTCGAAATAGAGTCATATGCAGCCTGAATTTTCTTAAATTGCTCTGGGTCACCACCTTTATCGGGATGGTGCTGCATAGCAAGTTTACGGTAGGCCTTTTTCACATCGGCCTCGGGGGCCCCTCTGGGAACCCCTAGAACTTTATACGGGTCCATCTACTTTTTAGTAGACTTCTTCTTTTTAATAAGACGGCGCACCGCTGACTGGATTTTGGCCGCGGCGGGCTTCACCCTGACCCGGGTCACGTTGCGAGGCTTAACGGGCCCCCGGGTCACTGGGTTCTTGAATAGGGTGTTTTTGGGCATCGCCATAAGGAGCTGATAATTGTTTTTCAGGCCCGTGTTTCGCATGAGGGACCAAAATGTCGATTTATTATAGTAATTCACGCGGCCCGATGAGGCATCCCGGACCTTGTAGACGACCGGGCCATATTTCGCTTTGTTGAGAGTCACTGGGTTTATGTAGTCGTCTGGTATAAAAACGGTCGGAACCGGTGGAAGAGCCAGCTTCTGTGCGATCTGTTCATACTTCTTCTTCCGGGCTCTATATGCCGCCTTGACCTTGTTCATAAATATTTTATCGACCAGAGCCTGCTCCTTGGCTGTGACCATTATCATTACTCCATATTATTTTGAGGAAACCCTGCTACGTTCTGGTTCATCTGATTTGCGCTCGCTGCGTAGGCCGCCGCGGCCTCCTGTGCCGCTGCACTCGGCCCGACCGTGCTGTTCGGGCGGATGGTATTTATAGATTGCCCGGCCATCAGGGCCATCAGAACTTTCTGAAGGTAATCGGGCTTGTTCAGAGCGACACGATAGGTATTGAAGAAGAGCTTCTTTCTCCGAATAGAATTGGCGATATTATCGGTCGACTTGGGCCCGAGGCCATTCAGGATCCTCCGGACCTTGTTGGCATTCCCGGCCTTTTGGGATCTCATTAAATTTTCAACCAACAGAGTTCGCTTCATAGTAAGTGACTGAAGGTTCGGCTGGTAGGACGAGGCCGCGGCCGCGTTCGGGGCCGTATTATTTCTGTAATTTCCGGTGCTCGTGTAACCTGTATAAGATGTGACCTTGTTGTTTGTGGCCGAGTTTACTCGTTTCAGAGTGGTCCCGACGGGTTCGATCCAGTTAGGGTTGGCATTCACGAGGGACTTGATCGTGTTGTAGCGCCTTCCGGCCAGGTTCTTGTAGGCCCGACCAATCACAGATGTCTCATTGAAAACACTGTCCAGAACCATCTTGAATTGCTCGACGCGCTGGTGATTCAGAAGATCTATGAAGGCGCTAATCATCGGGTAATTAATACCGGTGACCTGACAAAATTGTTCACCATTAATCTCCCGAATCTGGCGCCAGTGAGAAAGTTTTATCATTTCGTTCGTGGCTGTGAATTTTCTTTCTAAATCATTATTCCTTCCGAACATAATGGCCCGCCGAGAGTTCGATGGTGCGGACCCCTTGAGGAAGGCGACGAACCAGGTTCGGACCACGGGTCGAACCCACCCGTTCCAGCTCTGCAGGGTTGCCTGCTCACTTGCGTTTCGGCTCGGCTTTGCGGTCAGTTGAGCAATTTTAGAAGTAATATAGTCCAGATAATTGTCAAAGGCTCTCTTGACCCGGATAAGCTGGTTATACTCATGGGCCCCCTTGTTGTTTGACTCTGTCTTTCCGGCTCCTATTTTTAATTCAAAAATGTTAATGACCGGCTGGTTCCCCTCCATAGTCCATTGGACCACGTCGGGCTCCCCGGCCCATTTTCCCTTGGCGTGATTCTGAAGACCAGCAATCTCAGTATCAACCTCATTCGGTCGGCCTTGACCAATTTGAGAAACGAATCGGGACGGATCGTTCACGTGCTGCAGAGTCACTCTGGTCTTGAGGAATATTCTGTTCCGCTTTCCATTCGTGACACCCTGGCCGATAATCTGTCTAAAAGCGAGACTTCCAGGGCCCTTGATCTCGTTCCGGTCCAGGTAGGTAACCTCGGTCGATTGGTCCCGAAAGCCCATAGAGTGCAGTTCGAGATATGAACCGTTGGCGGCTTGTGCCCGGGCCACATCCTTCCAGGTCTTTGCGAACAAATCCTTGACTTGATTAAACTCCTGGACATTTTCACGAGGGACGAGCATCCCGGTAAAGTCAAGAATAAGGCTTAAATTTTCCTCATCCTCGGGGTCCAAATCGAACATCGAGCTATCATGGACGTCTCCGGACGTAGGATCGGTCGCGGCCTCTGAGGCGGTCGCTTTGTTGTGAAAAACCCACTCGCCTATTTTGTTATTCGGGGTGACTTTGAGCGAAGGGAAGACGCCCCGGGGAAGGTTCACCGGGCGAACCCTCCCAAGACTGAAAAGCCCTCCTCCCAGATTGCGAGACCGGGCCTTGAGGTTTTCTAACGAAGTCCTTTTGCCATTGGCTAAATTCTTATTCTGAAGAACCCTAAACTCTGAAAGGGCCGAGTTTATAGACAGCTGCGGAACTTGGCGAAGACGCCCGCCCTCGCGACCCTGTGCGAACCATTTTCCCTTATTTAAAATAAATCCCTTCTGTGTTAAATAGGTCATTTCAGAATTGGACAACCCTCCGCCCGGGGCGGCACCCGTATTTGTCCGAAGTCTCTTCGACATTAACATAGTGGCAGATAAAAAAATCAGTGCCTGATGAGTTAACAATGGCGTCCCGTGCGAACATTCAGAAGCTGGTCGATCGTGTGAATACTATCAAGGCTGAGCTCAAGGAGGCAAATTCCGATCTCAAGGATGCCCTCGAGGAGACATCTCTCTACCAGGCTATTCTGGGAGCGACAATGGAGCAGTCGACCGATACTGTGAAGGTTCCCGAAAAGGCCGCGGCGGCCCAGGCTCTCAAGGTGACCCTGGCGGTCTACACCAAGAAGGAGGAGGCTGATTCTTAAAATTTGTGTCATGACAAAGTCAGCTTACTCAAAGAGTAGAGACTTTCAAAAAAAATGGCCTCGTTCTCGTGGGAAGACGACACACTCCTTCGCATGATTGATGCATCGGGCACACAAATCTATAAATGGACGTATTCGACTTTCGAGAGATTCCTGGGCGAGTCGATCACTCCGTCAATGTATAACTATATGGCGACATATGTGATGACTCATATGCCTGAAGAAATGATGGAATCTTTCGAAAGTTTCGACCCCTACTATCTCGAGGTCGAAGCGGTCGATTCATATTTCGATCAGCCAATAAATGATCGAATCGAGATGCACGAGCAAGAGCTCGGAAATCTCGAAAAGCAGCGTCAGGACTTGGAGATTCGAAAGTATGCAGCCGAGCAGACTGATATGTTCGACCCGACGAGCCCTATATGGAACGAGTCGCGTGATTTCATCGCTGGTCTCGTCCAGAAGTTCACTCGCCAGCTCGAATCAGTCGAGCGTCAAATTTTCGAGGAGGAGCAGTGGCGCGGAGGACACGAGGTTGGAGCGGAGGACTTTGCGCATCCGATGGATATAGATTAATTTTGTTTGTAAATTGTAATGGAGCCAAAATTAAACGTCAAGCGTCTTTTTGGTCTGAACCGGGGCTTCAACTGGCCTCGGGTAAATAGGGGGAATGCTATAGAACGCGTCCAAAAAATCCTAGAAAATACTCACGTCGCAGGAATACCCAACCACTGGCCCAGGATTTATTATGGTCAGACTCGTGCAAATTTAAATCAAAATAGGACATTTAGGAACAAAAATGTTCACAATCTCCCGTCCGACGGAGTCTATCTTTATCTAATAGAATATGATCCCGAGACGAATAGATACCACAAGACCTTTGTCAGGGTTCTGAATAAGCTCGAGTCGGGCTCTCGGCACTTTCAGATGCCGAGTTTCCATCCCGGACGGGTGATTGTCGCGGCCGGTGAGCTTTCCAAGCAGGGTTCGATAGTCCTTTTCAATTTAGAAAGCGGAACCTACACACGGAATCTGATGAAGAAAACGGTCCAACGTGGTATGACCCATGGACAATATATAGAACTCGTGAAGAATGCTTTGCGGACCGGGAATTATACGCCCGAAATTTTAATTCCAAATATAAAAGCCTCACTGTCGAACTTGCTCAAGCGTGGGAACCTGAGTTTCTATTATGGAAACGCATCTGAAAAAACTCGCCAACGAGTCATGCGCGAGTTGACCGCGGCGGGTCTCACCACGAATAGTGCTCGTAATTTAATTTCTAAATTGATCAATTCCATGAGCATAAAAAGATCACGGGCACAATTAAATAATGCAGAGACGCCTCGACGAAGTTTACGACAGGCTCAACGCGTTTGAGGAAAGTCTATTCACTATGGACTTGACACGAGGAGTTCGACTCGAATATTGGGAAGAGATTGACCAACTCGACACCCAGTCGCTTGAAAATATTGAAACGACCGTGAATGATGCATTCGATGATATCCGTCTTGTCTATAGATCAGTTCCGGAAGTCTTGTCGATATTGGACGAGAGTTGTCTAGTGGTTCAGAATATGGTCTGGGCCGGAATGAATGTCCCATATCCCAGGGACCCGTATCATCACGCCGATCGCCTGGCGACCAATGTCCTAAGGGCGTGGGACGATCTGTATATGGAAAAAATGGTTGATAAAATGCTCGAGGTCGGTAACAGAATCGAGTTCCTCCAGCGCAACTGGCGTGAGTGCATCTCTAACCCGAGTTACCAAGCCTGTCGGCGCCGACTGGACTTTGAGTTCTACCGTGATCAAGAATACTTGGTGGCGCGTCTCCAGGCCAGGGTCCCCTGATTTTTTTTCTTGGCATATACCAAAATGGCTGGTGGTCTTATGCAGTTGGTTGCTTACGGTGCTCAGGATGTGTATCTTACGGGTCAGCCCAAGGTGACCTTTTTCCAGGCGGTCTACAAGCGTTACACGAACTTCGCGATGGAGGCTATTCAGCAGACCGTGAACGGCTCTTCGACCAGCGGCTCCCGCGTGTCCGTGACCATCGCCCGCAACGGTGACCTGGTCGGTGACATGTGGCTGCAGCTCCAGCCCAACACCAGCGCCATGCCCTCCACCTATTCCAACAACGTTCTCAAGGACGGCTCTTGGCTGGCCGAGCGCGCCATCTCGGCCGTGGAGCTGACCATCGGTGGTCAGCGCATCGACAAGCACTACCAGACCTGGTTCCGTCTGTATGCCGAGGTGTTCCTGGCTGAGTCCCAGAAGATTGCCTATGGCAAGATGGCATCCATTTCTAACCCGACCGCCGATGCCAATACCTCGTTTGTGTATCTGCCCCTGATATTCTTCTTCAACCGCAACCCCGGCCTCTTCCTGCCCCTGATCGCCCTGCAGTATCACGAGGTCCGCCTCGATTTCGACCTGGCGGCCGGATCCTCTTTCGGCTACACGAACTATTTCGGCACCAACCCCATCCAGGTCTGGGCCAACTACGTCTACCTGGACACTGAGGAGCGCCGGCGTTTCGCGCAGAAGGGTCACGAGTATCTGATCGAACAGGTCCAGCACACCGGCGGTGACTCGATGACCACCTCCCTCTCCGCCTCCAGCGCTCAGACCGTCCGCCTGACCCTGAACCACCCGGTCAAGGAGCTCATCTGGTGCTACCAGTCTCCCCTGAGCACTGATACGAACGCTCTCTGGAATTTCAGCCAGAATGTGTCGAGCGTGAACATCAGCTCTAGCGCCGACCCCGGCTTCAGCGTGGCCGAGCCGGTCCCGGGCTACTTCCCCCTGCCCCACACTGTGGGTGCTCCCCGCCTCATCTACGGCGCGGACCCCACCATCACCAGCATCTACTGGACGGAGGAGGGTCTCTCGCTCGGTCCCGACGCCGGCGCTGGAGCCAAGATTTCTGCAGGTCCTCTGCAGACCTTCAAGCTGGTCCTCAACGGCCAGGACCGGTTCGCGACCCAGAACTCCAAGTATTTCAACCAGTATCAGCCATTCAAGTATCACAGCGGCACCCCCTACCCGGGCATCTACGTCTACTCCTTCGCCCTCAAGCCCGAGGAGCACCAGCCCAGCGGCACCTGCAACTTCTCCCGCATTGACAACGCCCAGGTTTCCGCCCAGCTCAAGCCTTACCCCGATACCGCCACGCGCTCTACCCTCAACCAGAAGCTCTACGCGGTCAACTACAACATTCTGCGCATCCAGAGCGGAATGGGTGGCCTCGCCTTCTCCAACTAAAAAAATGTGTAATGCACTGGCCAGGTTGGCCGTAAAATTTCTAAAATAAATTGAAACCAGGATGGCTGTTCAGAGTCACGGCTTTACCTGGGAAAAAGACATTCTCCGAAGCGTCTATGGCGCTACAGAGACTGAGCTCGAATCAATAGGCTACACGGCCGCAGAAGACTTTCCGGGAAGCTTTAACAAGCTCGAACCGGGTGTCGATTTATCAATAAAAACCACAAAGACACCCGGGGTTGTCTGCATGGCGGACGCCCTGCGCGTGTTCGAATTTTGCGGGTCCGCCAAAGCCTTTCACCTGGTTGTCGTAACGTATCTGCAATCGAGCCCGACCACAAAAACCCTCGTGTCAATAATCGAGGTCGATTTGACAGATTCGCGCGAGTCCCTATTCGGTTCTGTTACTTCCGAAGACATAAGAGAACTGAATAATTTGATAAAGGCCGTTCCGACCGGTCGGAGAAAGACTGCCGAAGAGACAAGAGCCATTAAGGAATTTAATTTTAAAATTAAAAATAAAACGGGTTCAATAATTTTGAATCCAAAAATAGATAGCAAGAGTCAGCGTCGACTTCAGTGTTCCTTCAACAAGTTCCGAAAATTCCTGGACGAGAACCCGTCCAGAATAGTCTCACAGAGTTCGAGTGGCAACTTCCGTGGGGGCCAAATTCAAGAAACCATAGTGTCTAGTCCTAGAGTGTTAAAAGAAAAAGTTCCTTGAATAATAGAATGGTCCTCCCTCGTAACATTTCTCAGATTCGATATATCGAGTATCTCTATTCCAAGGCTCCGGTCGTGATAGGAACCGGTCCGGCCGGCACCGGCAAGACCCTTCTGGCCTGTCACTCGGGTGCCAAGGCATTGATCAAGGGGAACGTCTCCAAGCTCGTGTTGACTCGACCGGCCGTGAGTGTCGATGAGCAGCACGGATTTCTTCCCGGAAGTATGGAGAAGAAGATGGATCCGTGGACCCGTCCGATGTTCGACGCGCTCCATCGATATATCAGCCCTAAACAGGTAAAGGAATTGATGATTCAACAGAAAATTGAAATATGTCCATTGGCCTATATGCGCGGCCGGACATTTGATAATGCCTGGATCATCGGAGACGAGATGCAGAATTCCACGCCGTCTCAAATGAAGATGCTCTTGACAAGAATCGGGACCGATTCGAAGATGATCGTGACCGGAGATGTGAACCAGCACGATCGAGGTTTTGAAAACAACGGGCTCTCGGACCTTATTTCACGAATTCGTCCATCGGAGAATATTCTTCATCTCGATTTTACAACTGATGATATTTTGAGAAGTGAAGTGATTAAGGAAATTTTGGAACTATATTTGTAACTGGGCCGCAAGGTCCCTTCCTATGGGCGACCCGAGACCGGTCACCATATCGTAACCGGTTCCACATACATATGACCCTTGGCCGGCCGGATCATTTGTTCCTGAAGTTATGTCCCTGAATGAATTTCGGGCGGCATAAATATTATTTAAAATTCCAAACTCTCCGTCATATTCTGTTTTATTAGTAAAAAACCAGCTCAGATAGGCTGAAAATGCGGGCGCTACGGCACTTGTCCCTCCTACAAGATAATAGTGATTATTGTAAAAAACAAACCACGGACTATTCCCTGGGTCGGCCGTCATGGAAATATCTGGAACTCGGCGGTAAGTTCCTCCCAGGTATTGTTGATAGGATGGTAAAGGAAATATGTAACTTAAACCCCCCCCCGAGCCACTCCACCCCGTCTCACCCGTGATTATTTGATATGTTGGATCAAAAGTAAGTGATGTTCCACCGCATGCTATACTATATGGACTGGAGGCTGGAAAATATACCGAAAGATCATTTGAATCAGGGTAAGATGGCTTCGATCCCAAATCCCCCGACGCCGCCGCCAATGCCGTTCCGTTTGACACGACCCGTTTTAAAGTTTTATTTATAGATATTAAATTATCAGGGTTAAGAGCAATCTCGGGAAGACCCCAAGAACACGATATAATATGATTATTTATGTCGGCCATAGCCAGCGCCATATTAAAACCGTCGTAAGTATTGAGCGCCATATAAATTGTTATTATTGCATTCGGAGGGGCGTTTGTCATGATTAACTGCAGATCAAGTGCGTTTTCCTTATCGGCATTTGAATTTCCAGAAGGAACATTGGGTATATTTTGGCATCCGGGCAATATCACGTAGTTGGGTTCTCTGTAAGGATCTGACCGGTCGGATACTTCCCATGCCAATTTTAGATCCGAACTATAATATGTCCCTCCAAGGGATATGATTCCTATCCGAGGAGCTATGACCGGTGCGTTATCCGTCGGTATCTGATAATAACCTCCATAAGTAAAGTTTAATGGTGTTTTATTTGATATAATATCATTTGGAATTGGTAATTCACTTAAACAGGTTTTAAAAATATCCTCGGGAAACCCCATATCACTGTGAATTTGAGTCATTTTTTTCAAAATTCCGGGAGCATTTTTTAGGACCATTGTGTTTGGATCTTTATATTCTATTTGAAGAGTCTGGCTGAGGGCGGCCTCCGCGGCAGCCTTTGCCACGTCACGCGTCTCTGGGTCCTTATACCTGAAGGTGAACATTACTATAGGCTTTTAATTTCTTTTACGGTCATTGCCCCATAGTGGGCCACATACTTTTCCAGTATCCGAGCGGCCTCTCCTGCCCCGGCCGAATACTGCCCGTCCTGCGCGGTATTTCCATAAACATAATTTAGGGTCACTTGGTCCTTTGCGAATCCGTTCATCTCAAGAGCCTTGAGGAGTTCGGGAGGGGCTCCGGACATTTACTATTTAAAGTCGTGCTCCTTTAACTTGTTAGATGTGTGGCATATTTGCAACGACCCGGGCAACGGTGCCTGACCCAAAAGCACTCGACCATCGGGGTCCGGACTCTTATACCCACCAGAGTGTAGGCGAGGTTGAGCTCGTGTTTTGGCGCCTGGCCATAAACGGAATCACAGATGGCGAGCAGCCTTTCCATCACAAGGGAAAGTGTCTGATCGCGAACGCCGAGGTCTACAACCACATTGAACTTGGTGGAAAGCCCGGGAGTTCTGATTGTGAAATAATCTTGCCACTTGTAGAAAAGTTTGGTCTCGTAAAAACCTGTGGAATGATCAGCGGAGACTTTGCCATCGTCATCACGGACGGAACCCGCATATGGGCCGCTCGCGACCGGGTCGGTGTCCGGCCGCTCTACTACTGCCGGAGTTCTGGAGGAATCTCTTTTGGTTCTGAAATGAAGGCACTTGTTCATATTGGTTCTAAAATTGAAATATTTCCACCCGGACACATTTTTGATTCTGAATTGGATAAATTTATTTCATGGAATACGGACCCTGAAGAATACTGGTATGGTAAACCGACCGAGACTATAAGAACTCTGTTGACCGATGCGGTCCAGAAACGCGTGAACAATTCTGAGCGTCCTGTAGGTTTCTTTTTGAGTGGAGGTCTCGATTCGTCTATAGTGGCCGCGATTGGAAAGGAGATTATCGGTCCCGGAATCAAGACATTTGCGATAGGAATTGAAGGTTCGCCAGATCTTTTGGCCGCCCGTAAGATGGCTGACTTTCTAGGGTCCGATCACAATGAGGTCCTATTCACGGTTCAAGAGGGTCTTGATGTCCTTGAGAAGGTTATATGGACTCTGGAAACCTTTGATACGACGACCATTCGTGCTTCGGTTCCAATGTATCTTTTGAGCAAGTATATCAAGGAGAGAACGGATATTCGAGTCGTTCTGAGCGGTGAAGGGTCCGACGAGCTTTTTGGCGGGTATCTCTATTTTCATGGGGCCCCGAGCAAAAGTGAGTTTGTGACCGAGACGAGGAGACTTATTCATGACGTTCATATGTTCGATGTTCTTCGGGCCGACCGAACGACGTCCGCACACGGTATCGAACTTCGGGTCCCCTTTTTTGATAAGGATTTCATAGATTATGTAATGTCCGGATTCAATCCTGAATTAAAATTGCCAAAGGATGGTCTCGAGAAACATATACTTCGAGAGGCGTTTGCGGATATGCTACCACCCGAGATTGCCTGGCGTCAAAAGAACGGAATGAGCGATGCGGTCGGTTACTCTTGGGTCGATGCTCTTCGGGCACATGGAGAGGATAAATATCAGGAAATATTTGAAAAGTATTATGAGGGCCAGAATCACGTCGTTCCCTATAAGTGGATGCCCCAGTGGTCAGCAGCGACCGACCCGAGTGCGAGGGTCCTCGGATATTTTAAAAGTTGATAAATTATATATGCTCAGATTATTTACAGGAATTTTGCTATGGGGGGCGTCGAGTGTTCAGGCGGAAACACCAGCTCCACCGCCACCGACATTTCCATACGAAACAACTCCGTCTGTTGCATTCAATCACACGTATGTATCAACGTCCGAATTATATCCGGGACTTTCTAAATTACCTCTTAGATTTCAATATAGTTCTGCAATTTTGGCACCAAAAAAGCAGTGTAGTGGGCAAGCGAATACAGTATGGATGTCTTCAAAGTCTGACCCGGCGCCTTCATATACAGTAGATCTCGGGAAACAATATGCCATCACAAATTTTGAGGTATGGAACAGAAACGACTGTTGTTGGGGTCGTCTGACTCCATTTTCAATTTATATTACAAATAACATTAGCAACCTGGGAACTTCATGTGTAAATTATAACCAACCTATACCGTCTATGACTGCGGTCGATGGAACTTGTAGTGGTATTGGTCGTTACGCAATCATTAAATTAACAGGTCCGAATAATTATGATGGAGGTTCCGATTTTCACTTGTGTGCATTTCAGTTATTTGGAATACCGTATTTAGGCCCCGGCCCGAGCCCGCCTCCGCCGCTCCCCAGTCCGCCGCCGCCGCCCAGCCCGCCTCCGCCGCTCCCCAGTCCGCCGCCGCCGCCCAGCCCGAGTCCGCCACCTCCACCTAGCCCTAGCCCTAGCCCGCCCAGACCTCCTCCTCCTCCATCGCCGCCTCCTCCCACCCCGCCGCCTCCTCCGAGTCCGAGCCCACCGCCCTACATCCCTTTTCCGAACACATCATATTGTCCTGTCGGTAACCCCTTTTACTGGACTGTAACAAATACAACCTATAAAACCTATGGTCAAATGTGTATACGCACAAATCCGACAAATTTCACTACTATTCCTTGTGATTTTGCGAACGGTGATAACACATCCATAGGTTACTTATGGAATAACAGTTTAAAAATGCAAGTTTTCCCATTGTCAGCCAATAAATGTTGGGGGGTGGGAGCAGGTTCTCTACTCGTCCAGGTCCAATGTGAAACCGCGCCGACCGTAACAGAATCCCCGGTCCCCGATTTTCAACCAGGAAATTTAGTTATTAACGGCAACTGTGTGACTGCCGGACCTTTATATTCTGTAGTTACCGTTTCTCCTTGCACAACTCATAATTTATCACAGACCTGGGATCCGGTTTGTTCCCCTTTCCCGCCGCCCCCGCCTCCATTTCCGTCCCCGCCACCTCCTTCACCTTCACCCCCGCCACCTTCACCTTCACCCCCGCCACCTCCCTCACCATCTCCCCCACCGCCTCCATCACCGTCTCCCCCACCGCCGCCTTCTCCTTCGCCTCCACCCCCCCCTTCGCCTTCACCTCCACCGCCTCCTTCACCT